TATCTAAAATAGATATTTATATAAAATAATGTATAACCTGGACAATGAAAGGTAATAGATATGGCAAATGAATTTAAAGTAAGAAAAGGACTCATAGTAGAAGGCTCGGGTTCGGCAGTATTAGATGTACAAGGTACACAAGGACAATTGTTCTCTGTAACAGATGATTTAACTGGGGATATATTTTCAGTATCAGATATATCAGGTGTACCAATACTCAATGTAAATGCAGATGGTACAACTACCATCGATGGTACTCTTACACTAACAAACGATGCAGTTTTAGATAGTACATCCGATACCTCAATAAAGTTTTTAACAAGAGATTCTAATGGAGTTGTTAAATATCACACATTAGGTTCAAATGCATTTAATTCAACCTCATTTGCTACAGGTGATAATTTTGATGCAGATGGAACATTCGCATCTTTAAGAGCACAAGGAACTACAAAAGGTGATGTTGGATTGGGTAGTGTAACAAACGAAAGTAAAAGTACAATGTTTGCATCACCAACATTTACAGGAACAGTTGCTGGTGTAACCGCTACTCATGTAGGTTTAGGTAATGTTACCAATGAATCAAAATCAACAATGTTTGCTTCTCCTACATTTACAGGAACAGTTGCTGGTGTAACAAAATCTCATGTTGGATTAGGTAATGTAACAAATCAGAGTAAATCAACTATGTTCTCTTCACCAACATTTACTGGAGCTGTTAGTGCATCCGCAGATGGTATTCGTTCTGAAGGAACTATTCGTTCTGGAGATGCTGTGCATGGTATGGAATCAATCCTTTCAAGAGATATAACAGTGGGAAGACTTCTTTTATTTGATAATGTTCCACAAAATGATACTTCAGAAGCAACTTCATTAATGATTACTACTAGTGGTGGAGTTGTCAGTAGAGAATTAGGTTCAAATGCATTTAACTCTACATCAATCCCAGCAGCCCCTAATAACGCAACAATAACAATAACAGCAGGAAATGCATTAACGACTGGTGGTAACTTTACAACAAATCAAAGTTCTAACGAAACTATTACAATACATCACCAAGATACTTCAACACAAGCATCTGTAAACAATTCTAATAATACAGTAATACAAGATGTAACATTAGATACATACGGACACGTTACTGGGTTAGCATCAAAAACTATTTCTATTCCTTCAAGTGCATCAGATTTAGATGGATACGATGAAATTAATCTTAGTTCACTTAATAATGATACAGGATTCACAACCAATAGTGGTACAGTAACTAATGTTCAAGCTGGAAACGGAATTTCAGTATCTAGTGGAACAACGACTCCAACAGTTACTGCAGCACCTGAAGCACGTACAAACACTACGGGTGATTTATTAATTAATGTTAATGGAGTATCTAGAGCAAACATGTGGGAAATAAATTCAGGTTTATATCTTCAAGCAAGAACAGATTCATCTGGTGGCCCAAGATTCAGAAGTGGTACAGGTACTTATTCGACACCATCTATATCTTTTAAATCTGATACAAATACAGGTTTTTGGGGTGGTACTGACCAAATCAATGCATCTTGTGGTGGTTCTCATAGATTTCAGCTTGCTGAATCGGGTCTTAAAGTTGTATCTGGTGCACTTGGTGTAAATGTAACCCCATCATCAACAAATGGTAGAATTGATGCAAGTAATGATATACTAGCATACTCATCATCGGATAGAAGATGGAAAGAAAATATTAAACCAATAGAAAACGCATTAAGTAAAATATTAAAAATTGGTGGATACGAATTCGATTGGAAAGAATTAACAGAAGAAGAAAGAAAAACTCAACATGGTAATGAAGGGCATGATGTTGGTGTTATTGCACAAGAGGTAGAAGAAGTATTACCAGAAGTAGTTACTACGAGAGAAAATGGATTTAAAGGTGTTAAATACGATAAAATGGTAGTATTATTGATTGAAGGTATGAAAGAACAACAATCTCAGATTGAAGAACTTAAATCGGAAATCAAAAAACTTAAAGGAGAAATATAATGGCAGTACCAGATTCAGGCGCAATATCAATGATAAAAATCAGAAATGAAATTGGAAATAATAATTACAATGGTACTAACATATACTCAAACATTTCTTTAAAAGATATGAGTACGGGTGTAAATGGTACTATCAATACATCAAACGCTTCAACCGATAGACCTAATGGTTCAATGCCACACCTTATGTCTGAGTTTTATTCATATGACCACGATGCATCTGGAGTTACTTATACTAGCAGACTTATGCAGTTCGATGGAGATTCAGCGACTAATGCTTGTAATGAAGGTGAAAGTACTAGCATATATCACGACAATACTGAAACTTGGACTGATGCTGAAACTATATGGTACACAAGCAATACTGGTCAAACTGAGGTAGATACTGGATATTATTCAGGTCCATTAGATAGTTATGGTTATTTTTACGATGGTGGTGAGAAAGAAGTATTCTTATGTGGTCGTTCAGAGAGAAGATTAAAATACAATATAAAATTTATTGGTGAATCACCAATGGGTATTCCAATGTATCACTTTAATTATAAAAACGAAGAACATGGTAAAGGTAGATTTGTTGGAACAATGGTAGATGATTTACAAAGATTAGGATTCGAAGATAATGTGTTTGAGCAAAATGGTGAACTTTGGGTTATTTATGATAAAAGAATAGATGTTCCATTTGAATCTGTAACTAACTGATAATCAACACATTGTGATGATAGTGATAGTGTAAACAACTGAAAATCAACAAGTTATGTTAAAAGAATATTTAGAAAACGAAGTTATATTTACGGATACAGAATTAAAATCAAAATATATAGATTGTTTTTGCCCAATTATGGCAACTAACGAATCTGAGTTGATGAAAGAATCAGCCGATGTTCTATGTTCTAATAGTGGTTCTGTTTTAAATGTAGGATTTGGATTAGGAATAATAGATACATATATTAGAAATCACAATCCAAAAGAACATCATATAATAGAAGCTCATCCACAAGTTTGTGAAAAGGCAAACGAAATGGGATTTGATGTACATTGTGGGTTATGGGAAGATGTTGTAGAAGATTTTATAAAAGAGGGTAAAACATTTGATAGTATTTATTTTGACACGTATGTTTTTGATTATGAAAAATATCCTCAATGGGCAGAATTCACAAAAATAGTTCCTAAATTACTAAATCCAAATGGAATCTATTCTTATTTCAATGATATAGCATCTAAGATAGAAAAAGTAGAAGAAATTATAAAACCATTTGGTTGGGAAAAACATCAAAAAACACTACCACATCCAGTAGGACATCAAACTTATGAATTGATATGGTGGATAAATAAGTGATTCTTAAAGATTCTCATATTTATATAAAAGAATTAGGAGATTATAAATGGCAGTAAACATTCCAATATGGCCGGGCTCATCATCTTTCTCAGCTGGTAAAACACCTTTTGGGCATTATGATACCGATACAGAGTTTCAATCATCAGTTGATAAAACGGCTGGATGGTGTGCAAAACGATTAGGTTATCCTATAGTAGATATAGAACTACAGGATATAAACTTCTATGCTTGTTTTGAAGAAGCAACTACAGAGTACTCATCTCAAGTCAATCAATTTAATATTAGAGAAAATTTATTAAATATTAAAGGAAACTCCACATCTTCAAATTTATCTCAAACTCAAATGAATGCCAATTTAGGTGGGTTAGTATCTTTAGCTAAAGATTATGGTAGTGAAGTGGGTAGTGGTGGTAATGTAACTTATTATACAGGTTCATTTACTGCTAAGCCAGGACAACAGATGTATGATTTAACAAACCCAACAGTCACATCATTAGAAGAAGGTACTGCTGGAACAGATAAGTTTGAAATCAAAAGAATGTTACATAACGCACCACCTGCGATGGTTAGATACTTTGACCCATTCGTAGGTACTGGTTTAGGTTCACAACAAATGATGGATACATTTGGATGGGGTAATTACTCACCAGGTGTTTCATTTATGATGCAACCACTTTATGATGATTTGTTAAGATTACAGGCAATCGAATTTAACGATATGGTTCGTAAATCTCAATATGGGTTCGATATTCAAAACAATAGAATTAGAATATTCCCAATACCAAATAATGAGTATAAAATACATTTTCATTATGTATTAGAGTCGGATAGAAATAATTCAGTAGTTTCTAATTCAGTTATATCTGATTACTCAAACGCTAAATATGATAGAATACCTTACAAAAGTATTAATCATGTTGGTAAGAGGTGGATTGAAAAATATACATTAGCATTAGCTAAAGAAATGTTAGGTGCAGTAAGAGCTAAGTTTAGTTCAGTACCAATCCCTAACTCAGAAATAACATTAGATGGTGCTGATTTAAGAAGTGAAGCATCTTCAGAAAAAGAAATCCTAATTTCAGAATTAAGAGAAAACTTAGAAGCTACTTCTAGAAAAGCATTATTACAAGCACAACAAGAAGAATCAGAAGCGATGGAACAAACTCTTAACAGAGTACCTCGTGCAATTTATATAGGGTAACAAATGGCATTATTCGGTGGACAGAGAGATGCAGCACTTTTTAGTAAAATCAATAAAGAGTTAATAACTGATATTATTGATACTGAAGTTTACTTCTATAAATTAATTATAGATGAAACTAAGGCAAACCTATATGGTGAAGGTAAAAATAAAACCTATTATAATCCTGTAAAAATACCAACATTAGTTGATAGAACAAACGCCGAACAAATATTTGATGATTTTGGTTCATCTTATACTAGAAATGTAAACTTCTACTTTTTGAGAGATACACTAAAAGATAAAAACGTATATCCTGAAGTAGGTGATGTAATAGAGTGGAATGATGAACAACATATTGTGGATGTAACATTTACAAACCAATTCTTTGCAGGTAAGAATCCTGATACTTGGGATGGTGGTGATTCACAAGGATATAATTTATCTGTTATATGTGAAACGCATGTGGCTAAAAGAAGTCAATTACAATTAAAAGATGATTTTAGAGCAGGTGTTAATGATAATACAAATGATTTACCAGTAGGAATTTAAAATGGCATATAAATACAGAACAAATAGAGATGAAAAGGTTGATTTGAAAAGAGTGGATAGCTCTTTCTCTGATACTCCTGAATTGAATAAGGCCAGACAGATTTCTCGTAGAAATGATGATGTTAAAAACGTAAATGTAGGTATTTACGATATTGATTTAGCATTCAAAGATTTTTTAGAAAAGGATGTAAGACCTACTATAGAAGAAAATGGTAAATATTTACCCGTTCCTGTAATGTATGCTAGTCCTGAAAATTGGTCATCTGCTCAAAGAGATGGATTTATGAGAGATGGTAATGGTAAGGTACAAACACCATTAATTTCATTCAAAAGAAATTCATTAGATATCAATACAGAATATTCAAAACTAAAAGTACTTACCGATGAGGATAATACAAAGGCATTTACTAAAAAATATAGTAAAAATAACAGATACGATGCATTTTCTCAGTTAACAAATATGTTACCACCAAAGAAAGAAAGATATATTGTTGATGTACCTGACTATGTAAACATACAATATGATTTAATTATGTGGTGTGATTATATGGAAGATTTAAATAAATTAGTAGAGCAAGTAGTTTATTTTCAAGGTGGTGCATTTGGTGATAGATATAAATTCCAAATCAAAGGTGAATCTTATTCATTTGAAACTACAAATGGGGTAGGTGAAGAACGTATAGTTAGAAGTAACGTAACACTTACAGTTAAAGCATATATAGTACCTGAAGATAGAGGTAAGAAAACAATAAATACACAAAAAGTGTTTGGAGTATCAAAAATTATTTGGAATCCTAAGTTTTGAAAATAATTTTTCATATTTATAGACATATTAATCGTAAACTTATAAAAAAATAAAGTTATGGCAGAAGTAAAAAACGTAAAAGAACAAGAAGTAATTAAATTTACCGAAGAAGAAGTTTCAAGCATTAAGAAGTTTAGAGAAGATTTCTCACAGATTACAGCTAGATTAGGCGAGATTGAGATAGAGGGTATTATTCTAAAATCTCAGCAAGATAAACTTTCTGAAATGAAATCTGAAGTAGAATCAAATTATAAACAACTTAGAGCTGATGAAATTAAATTAGCTGGTGAATTAAAAGAAAAATACGGAGATGGTGAATTCGATTTAGAAACAGGTATTTTCACACCGGCCTCATAAATATATCGTTTCACAAATTTCTGAGTATTTATTAGTATAATAAACCAAAAAGAAATTAATAGGAGAATCAAATGGCAGAAAGAATAGTAAGTCCTGGAGTATTTACAAGAGAAAAGGACTTGTCGTTTCTACCTCAAGGGATTGGCGAAATTGGAGCAGCATTAATCGGGTCAACAGTTAAAGGACCAGCATTCGTTCCAACAACAGTATCATCTTTTCAAGAGTTTCAACAAGTATTCGGTGGATTGACTTTAGATTCATATCTACCATATACTGCACAAGCTTATTTGGAAGATGCGGGTACTGCAACAATCGTTAGGGTATTAGGACAAGATGGATACACTCTTGAAAACCCAATAGCATTATCAGTATCATCATCGCATGGTCAAAAGGTAGTAGCAGTATTACACCCAACAACAGAAGTAATATCAGATGTAGATGTGTTTAAGAAGAGTACAATAGGTGACCACAATGGTTCAACTGCTGTAACTGCATCAATATTCAGATTAGGAGTATCTGGTTCAAGTTTTGCAAACACTAACTTTAGTGCATCACTAAATCCATCAGATGATAATTATTACACAAAATCATTCGGATTTTCAGCAAGAGGTGCTCAAAAAGGATATGTGTTATCAAACTTTAAAACATTCCAATCAGCATCATTTGCTAAAGCTGGAGAAATTCCAGTAGTAACATTAGATGTAGCTAAAGATGTTGATTACACAAAAGCATATTCTGAGGCAAATACACCTTGGATTACATCACAAAAAGTAGGTGGTAACACAACGAACTTAATTAAGTTCCATACTTTATCACATGGTACAGCAACTAACTACGAATTCAAAATCGGTATTCAAGATATCAAATCAGCTGGTACAGTACCAGGTTCTGAGTATGGTTCATTTACTGTAGTAGTAAGAAGAGTTGACCAAGATAAGATTGCAGGTACACCATTTGTAGGTGTAGTTGATTCTGATATCAGACCTAACTTAGTTGAACAATTCCAAGGAGTTAATTTAGATCCTGATTCACCAAACTTTATCGCTAGAGTAATTGGTGATAAGTACATTACTGTAGATGCAGATGGAAAATTATCAACTAATGGTGATTATCCAAATAACTCAGAAAACATTAGAGTTGAAGTTTCAAATGCAGTTAAAAATGGTGGTATAGATGAATCATTAGTACCATTCGGATTCGGAGCATTACAAAATCCATTTGGAAACAAATTAGATTTACCAAATCCTTCTTATGTATCTGCACAAACAATCAATGAATCATACAATCCTAAGAAATTCTACGGATATGATTTTGATTTTGTAACAACAGATAATAGAAACTTCTTAGCACCAACACCAGATAGTAACAACGCAACAGTAGGTACGGCATTCTATTTAGGTGATAACAACCAAGATGCTGGGGCAAACTTCCCATCATCAACGGCTGCTAATTCAGGTTCAATATCATTGAATGACCAATTAACTTCTATTAACTCTAGAAAGTTCTTAGTACCTTTCCAAGGTGGTTTTGATGGATTCAAACCAAATAGACAAGTTTCTTTAGGAAATGATATTAGTGCTGGAAACACACAAGGGTATGATTGTTCATCAAATACAGCGACAGGTACATTAGCATATAGAAAAGCAATTAACTCTGTATCTAATCCTGATGAATTTGATATCAATATGTTAGTATTACCAGGTATCATTCACAGATATCACTCAGCAGTATCAGTATTCGCTAAAGATATGTGTGAAGATAGACAAGATGCATTCTTTATTATGGATGCTTCAGCATGGAGTGATTCAATTTCAACGGCAGTTAACGCTGTTCAAGCATTTGATTCAAACTATGTTGCATCTTACTATCCTTGGGTTAAGATACTCAATACAGATAAAAACAAACCAGTATGGGTTCCGCCATCGGTTGTACTTCCTGGCGTTATTGCATTTAACGACCAAGTAGCCGCTGAATGGTTCGCACCAGCTGGATTGAATAGAGGTGGATTAACTTCAGTAATTGAAGCTAAGACAAGATTGACTAGAGTTGAGAGAGATTCACTTTACGAAGGTAGATTAAATCCTATCGCAACGTTCCCTGGTCAAGGTGTTACTGTATTTGGACAGAAAACATTACAAGCTAAACCATCGGCATTGGATAGAATCAATGTAAGAAGATTGTTAATCGCAGTGAAGAAATTCATCGCATCATCTACTCGTTACTTAGTGTTCGAAAACAACACAGCAGCTACGAGAAATAGATTCTTATCAATCGTTAATCCTTATTTAGAATCAATCCAACAAAGACAAGGTTTATACGCATTTAAAGTGAAGATGGATGAAACCAACAACACTCCAGATGTAATTGATAGAAACATTATGGTAGGTGAGATATTCTTACAACCAGCAAAAACAGCAGAGTTTATAGTACTTGATTTCAATGTATTACCAACTGGAGCAGCATTTCCAGAATAGTATAAAATAAATTAGTTCCCCTTTTTTAAGGGGGACTAACTATTTTTTGAAATAAACTATATTTATATTAAAGAATTAGAAACGGAGAACATAAATGGCACAATTATTAGACCCAACAGAAGTAATGTTTACATCATTCGAACCGAAGATGTCAAACAGATTCATTATGTACATAGAAGGAATTCCAGCGTACTTAGTGAAAGCCGCTAACAGACCAGAAATAGCAAATGGTAAGGTTACAATCGACCATATCAATGTTAGAAGATATGTAAAAGGAAGAAGTGAGTGGAGTAGTTTAACTATATCATTATACGACCCAGTAGTTCCATCAGCAGCGCAAGCAGCAATGGAGTGGGTAAGATTACACCACGAATCAGTAACAGGTAGAGATGGTTACTCCGACTTCTATAAAAAAGATATCACATTTAACAGTTTGGGTCCTGTTGGTGATAAAGTAGAAGAGTGGACGTTAAAAGGAGCTTTCATCGAAACAGCAAAATTCTCAGACATGGATTATACTGGTGAAGATTTAGCAACTGTAGATTTAACACTTGCATACGATTACGCAATATTACAATATTAATTTCAGATTGTTATATTTATATATTAGAAATTAAATAATGAGAGACCTCAACAGAAATGTTGAGGTTTTTTCGTTTAATTAATATTATTTGTATATTTATATATGGTTAACCAATATTAAAAAAGTTTTAAAACGAGAAACGTTATGAGTAAAGAAAAATTACAAGATGATTACAAAGCACCAGTTTCCAATGAGGATATGGTGGAGCTCGCTAAACAACAATACGAGCAGAAAAAGGTTTCTGATTACAAATTTCCAACAGAAATCGTAGATTTACCTTCCAAAGGTCTT